TAAAAAAGAGTGGAGTACACATGACACAATAAGGCACAAAAACAATAAGAGTTTTTTCCATTCTTTGCCAATGAGCCATCGCACCGACGGGCATCTTTACAGAGCAACGTCACAAGGTTTCATTTTAAATCCTAAAGTGCCTGGAACATATGCAATGCCAACCCCCACCCCTATTCAGGGCGGCGCCGACATAGTTACTCACACAAAAGAAGAGTTATTCGCTGATTACACAAACCATCCATTTTTTGATAGCGACTCACTACGCTGGTCTGAGTTTAAAGTACTAAACAACCGACGAAGAAAGATTCTTAAAAACGGCTCTGCCCTCACGAAAGAAAACTTTATCGAGAACACGGCAGGCACTGATCTTAATAGGGTGCTGGGTAATATAATTTTTCAACCTTATGTGAAAATCACACATATTTTAGAGAGCGAAAAAGACGATTATTGGTCTAGCATGAGCACCAGACATTCATATGAAGTAGAAGGATCCGACACAGATGCGTACGGAGAGCCATGTGAGCCAGATTATGTTTATTCTTCTGAGTTCAGTGCAAACCATCCTCATATAAGAGAGGCTTTGGACGACATACTATCTACATTTGATGAGGACAAGAATGTTTTTAAGTGCTTCATGCTGGGATTTAACGGCATGCCGGCTTATATCCCTATTTCAGCATGGAGCCATTTTTATAATACAATTTTCCTAAGAAAGATAGAGACTTTTAGTTCAAGTGATTTTCCCGACTTTAATCCCCTAAAGGAATTATACAACAAATATGGGTTTAGATTGATCTGCAAGGATTACAAAATTGGTTTAAGAATGACTTATTCGATCCCAACAGACACTTTTGACCATCAACAGTTTAATGACGTTCATCATATAAGAAATATAATTAACAACGCATTTACAGGTGATCAAGAAATCAAAGGACTTAAGGCATGCAAATCTCTATATGTGCAAAGGCCCTATTTAAACCTCCGAGATCAGCTCGCCATACTCGACGATCTACAGACGGCAGGCTCCAATAGAATATTAACAGAAATGCATATTCCTATTGTTGAAGTGGAAAAAAGCATCATAGTACAAGAAGGCACAGGCGGCTTCACACTCGAAGACGACTCTCGCCTATTTAGTCTCGAAGAGATGGGGTTTTGGGCTGAGAATATAGGTTCAATTGCATGGGATGCTTCTCTACAAGAATTGTCCACATTAGAGGAGGAAAAACTTAAGTTTCTAACAAAAGCTCCATACTCCTTTTTCTATAAAAATCTTGCGCAAGATCTAGTGACAGATTTAAAGAACTCTGCAGAATTTAAATTAATTTTTGATCATTGTCTTCCTTTACGTCGTTACATGACGTTAGGGTTTATATATGCCGCAGACGGCCTATCAAAATTTGTTACAGAGCCTACAGACGTTCTGGATGAAACTAAAAAGACTATTTTGATGATTATTCAGAATATAATGAACTCACAAGATTATAAATATGTTCATAGTGATGTATCAATGGCCTTAGCCGATATAAGTTTAAGAAATATGGGTGGCACAACAGGCAAAGAGCCTGACATGACAAAACTTATATTAAAAATAATTTATAAGACGCTATTTTTGATTCTCAAGGGATTCGTTGAGATAACTGATCCGGCAGTAATAATAGCCAAGCTCATCATCGATGTCGCCAATGCTGTTGTAACAGCCACTTTATCACTTATTGAGCAAGGCCTTACTATGGCTAAGCAAGTTCAACAGGGTGTCAAAATTACAGCAGACACAGCTCTTCAGACAGCTCTAATGCAACTTAAAGTTGCAGCCGGGATGGTAAAATCTATTAGCAGCACGCTTCCTGGCGTAGGCGGTTTTATAACAATCAACACAGATAATATTGATGAAAATTATGTTCCATCGGATGAAGTTATTCTAGGAATTGACGGAGTAGGAGAAGATGGAGAAATAGAGGAAGGGTCACAATTTAAAATAGTATACGATGGGTTAGACGCCAACGACCAACAGACTGTTGATAGATTTATAGAATCATTTTTACAGGTCAATTCACTTTTTGAAATATTTGTGGAGGCAAAAGAGTTCTTAGATGATGCCAACAACCTTCTAAATGAAGCCACTGAGGCCTTGGCGACCTTCCAAACTGATGCTCAAGAAACTATGCAGGATCTGTTTCAATCACCGTTCTTGTTGCCCGGCCTTTGGGCTGCGATGTTGCCTTCAATGATCCCCTATGGAGGAGGGATAATTCCTTTTCCATTCTTTGCAGGCCCACCAAGCACCATTCCTGGTATGATTTATATTGCGTTACTACTTATAGATGCGATAGAAGAGAAACAACATAACGATATTTTTGGAGAAGATGATTGTGAAGATCAACTGTAGGGGGTAGAAGATGAGCGGGATAGGACCAGAATTACCACTTCATCGCGATGGAAAGAATGGTACATATTCTCTTATCACCTCCTATAAGAGTGAGGTACAGCAGAACTTTAAAAATCTACTTTTGACTTCACCCGGAGAAAAGATGATGAATCCGGATTTTGGTGTTGGTCTTCGAAGATTTTTATTTGATCCTAGAGAACAAGCAATACCACAAATCAGGCAACGAATAGAAAGCCAGATTTCTAAATATTTACCGTATATTAGAGTAAAAGAAATCGATTTTAATTCTGGCAACCAAGAATCATCGGATCGTGATGAAACACATACTTTATCAATAAAAATAATATATGATGTTCCCAGCATGGGTATCAACACTTTTATTATTTTAGAGAGAGAGGATATTAATTAATTCAATGACAAAAAAAAATAAAAAATTAATAAAATACACAGATAGGGACTTTAATTCTATAAAAGATTCTCTCGTACAATATACAAAAAGATATTACCCTGATGTCTTTAAGGACTTCTCTGAAGCTTCTTTCGGATCGTTAATGCTCGATACTGTTGCTTACGCTGGAGATATATTATCGTTTTATTTGGACTATCAGACCAATGAATCTTTTTTAGACACTTCAATTGAGTATAATAATATTTTAAAATTAGGAGAACAGGTTGGCTATAAGCAGCCACTTCGTGGCATTTCTCATGGATTGGTTTCGTTATATATACTTGCTCCAGTGGATGCCAATGGTATAGGGCCAGACACTGATTATCTCCCTGTTCTCGCTAGAGGAAGCAAGTTTACTTCTGATTCTGGGCAAGTGTTCTCTCTGGCGGAAGACGTGGATTTTGCAAACCCTAATAATGAGATAGTAGTGGCCACATCCAATACTGGAGATGGCGCCCCAACATCCTATGCTATAAAAGCCTTCGGCCGCGTTATATCTGGCAGAGAGGAAAAAGAAGATTTTACTATAGGAGATTTTTCTAGATTTTTAACGTTGACGCTTTCCGATCCAAACATATCTGAAATTATTTCTGTTGTAGATACTGAAGGCCATGAGTATTATGAAGTAGAATATCTATCTCAAGATACTGTTTTTAGATCTGTGGTTAATAAAGACCCCCTTACGCGCGAGCATGTTCCAGATATTATTGTAACAACCTCTGTTCCTAGAAGGTTTGTTACACTTAATAAGGATGGTTCTGTACACATTAAGTTTGGATATGGTTCGGAGTCGTCTCTTAAGACCGACCACTTATCTCATCCATCCAATGTTGCCTTGAAGATGCATGGAAAAGACTATGAATCAGATACCTCGTTCGATCCTTCAAAACTAGTTGAGTCAGACAAATTTGGTATTGCTCCGGCGGATACAATCATTACTGTTTCTTATCGTACTAACACTACTGATAGTACTAATGTCGCTTCTAGGGCGTTAACAACGGTTTCAGAAAAAACATTACTTTTTGGCTCAGATGCTACAGTAAGCTCAAGAATTGATTTTGTTAGAGATAGTTTGGAAGTTACGAATGAACAGCCTATATTGGGAGATGTTAGTTTACCTACTGTAAATGAACTAAAGCAGCGAATAAATGATGTTTTCTCTACACAAAATCGCGCAGTCACAGCTAGTGACTATGAAGCTCTGATATACCGAATGCCGGCAAAATATGGTAAAATTAAAAGAGCAAAAATTTATCGTGATCATGATTCATTTAAACGTAATTTAAATCTCTATTTGGTATCTGAGAATTCGAATGGCCATTTAATTAACAGTAGTCAGATATTAAAAAACAATGCTAAAACATGGTTAAACCACCATAAGATGATCAATGACACAATTGATATTCTAGATCCTAGGATTATTAATATTTATATTGATTTTGTTGCAGTCGTTGATTATTCGCAGGATAAATTCGAGGCGCTAAACGTTGCGATCACAGAGATTCAAAAAATGTTCAAAGAACATATGGATATTAATCAACCAATTTATATTACTAAAATATACGACATCTTAAACAATACAGAAGAAATAGTTGACGTAACTAGTGTTAAAATAACAAATAAATCCGGTGGCTTGTACTCTGATGAATCCTTAAATCTTAAAGATTGGATATCGAGTGATGGTAGGATTCTCTACGCACCAAAAAATGTTATTTATGAGCTAAAATATCCAAACACTGATATTAGAGGAACTATTAAATAATGGGTATAAAAAAATATATTTCTGATAAAGATAATACGATTACTAACGCTCATGGTGTTGATATTTCTACACGCGCAACTGGCTCTAATATGGGAGCTGCTGATATATTGGAAGTATTTTCAATCTATGGACAGCAGACTACTTCTTCTGCAGAGTTATCCCGTATTCTTATAGGCTTTCCTGTATCTACCATAGCTTCTGACAGGACAGCTGGAACAATACCTTCTTCAGGAAGTGTAAAATTTTATTTAAGAATGCACAACGCTAGGCATTCAGAACAACTTCCTAAGAACTTCACTGTAAATGTATTAGCTGTATCCCAATCTTGGCAAGAAGGCGACGGCTTAGATATGGTAGCTTATACTGATAAGACAAAAGACAGTGTTGGCGGTTCAAATTGGATAAATGCTTCTAGTAATATTACAAAAGCCACACTAGCCAACGCAATTGATATAACTGGCCACCAAAATGGCGATAAGTTCACTATGACGGTACCTACTGTCGCCGGCGGCGATGGTGTTACTTACACCTTTTTGTTTGATAGCACCACAAATGTTAACAATGACACAGGTGCTAATACTTTTGGTATATCAAGGCAAATTGTAGCCGATGATGGAGCTTTGCGAGACGCCTTAATAGATGCCATAAACGGTACTGCTAACAGTGCAGTTAAATATGGTAATGCCGATACCGGCGCCGGCTCCACATTAACGGCTGGAACAATAGGTCTCACGGCTAAAGCAGGAAATAGTGCATACAACGTTACTTTGACTATGGATACTGCCGGTTCCGCTGGAAACGTAGAAGGCGTTCTTGCAGCAAGTACTGGGTTCGAAAATGCCCTTCTGCTTGAGTCTGCTTTTACTGGCGGTGATGGTCCTTGGGCTAGCGTTGGTGGCCATTATCATGATGCTACTTATACTGCTGGCCAGACAATGCCAAATTATACCTATACTTTTGCAGAAGGCGGCGAGGATCTAGAGTTGGATGTTACTGCAGCAGTGGAAGAGTGGATTGCAGGTACACAAACAAATAATGGTTTTGGTGTATTTTTAACATCAAGTTTCGAGGCATATGTTGCCAATGCAGAAAACAATATACCACAAAATACAAGCGGAATAAGAAAGAGCACTTATACGAAAAGATTTTTCTCTAGATCAAGCGAATATTTTTTTAAGAGACCATCTATAGAGGCCCGCTGGGATTCTAGAAAAAACGATGATAGAGGCAACTTCTATTTTAGCAGCTCTTTATCCCCTGCCCAGGACAACTTAAATACTTTATATTTCTATAATTACGTCCGCGGCCAATTGAGAAATATTCCAGCAGTTGGTACCACCGGGTCCATTCTAGTAAGTCTATATTCTGGTTCAGCTGACAACACAGCCCCATCCGGTTCTAAAATAGAGTTAGGTTCTGGAGGGGGAATAGCTTCCTCCGGAGATTTAAACGTCACTGGCGGATATGTAGCAACTGGTATATATTCAGCTTCTTTTTCAGTTACAGGGACATCTACTTTAAAGACTGTTTATGATGTTTGGCACAGTGGCTCTACTCAATATTTTACTGGCTCTATCTCTCCTAAGCTTATGGCGTCTCCAGGATGGAACGAGACTCCTCAGTATGAAGCAAAGATAATAAACTTAAAGCCTGTGTATTCTAAAGAAGAGTCAGCTCGATTTAGGGTCTTTACAAGAAAACGCAATACTAGCCCGACAATATATAATATTGCTAATTCAGAATTGCAGGGGGTTATTATCCCTAGTGCATCATATGAAATTATACGCATGGTAGATGAGAGGACTGTTATACAAAACTCAACAGGAAGTTCGAATTATCACACATTTTTATCGTATGATGTGTCTGGTAGCTATTTTGATTTAGACATGTCTTTGCTTGAGCCCGGCTACATGTATGGTGTTAAATTTGCTTTTCATTCTTCAGATGGTTGGAGGGAGTCTAAGAAGGTGTTTAAATTTAGAGTCGAGAATAATTAATAATATAGTTGGGTATTTTTATGGG